CTGCAGAAATATAGAATTTCTTAATATCTTTAGGATGTTTCCGTAATACACGAGCAAAGATCTGACTTCTACAGTCAATATCCGAGGAAGTTCTAAGGTCGATCATACCTGTTGTGTTAACGTCTGAGAAGCCCAATACACCTTTAAGAACGATAACTAGAGTATCGTAGCGACCTTGCTTATAACCGCCAAGACGTTCATTTTTAGGGTCTACAGACGATGTAGAGACAGCTACCTTGCGACCTTGTTTGCTAAGTAAATAGCCGATCATGTTAGCTTCCATTTGGTCTTTAGTTGCTACAATTATCTTAGAGAGATCCATTCCGTGAGAAGCAGCTCTTTTAAGCGAGTTATTAAGTCTAGACTCTAAGTCATCACCATTAACTACATCTACCAAAACAGTACTGAAAACACCAAGATCTACCAGTTCTTCTGCTGATATATAATGTACACCGAATTTTTTATGTACGTTAGATGAATTGAAGCTATTAAAGTAACTAGGCGTACCCGTCATTCCAATTACATATTTAGGTTTAAGCGTAGATAAAACAGCTTCGGCCATGTTCTCTAAATAATACTGGTGTGCTTCGTCAAAAACTACGACATCGACGCTTCCAAACACTTTAGAGCCTGAAGCTACAACTCCGACTTGAACTTGTACGTTTTCGCCGATAGATCCATATGTAAAGTTTGGATTTACATAACCTTCAGAAAATCCTTCAAGCATTTGGTCTTTAAGATTATTTAGATTGTGGGTAAAGATTACAGCTCTATAATTAGGATCAATAGAGAAGAGTTTATTAAGAATGTTTATAATTATGGTTGACTTACCCGAACTTGGGGCTGCGGCTAAGATTGTAGCAATATAGCGCTCAGATAGAGCCATCTCTAGGATTTTATCGGCGGCGGTGTTTTGATAGGAGTAGTCAACCATGAAGGGATTATATCAGAAATAATACAAATTGCAAGAGAAAAAATAGGGCGTAGATTGGATTCGAACCAATGTCACCTCTGCTCTGAGTTCCGTAGTGTTACGGAGACTTGATCACGTCTGGACTCTAGACCACTGAGCTACTACGCCATAGAAACTAGTAAGTACATTATACCACTAAACTTATTTTTTTCTACTTATTTTTTGAGGAACGTCTGGAAGTCCGTATTGTTCGCGTTGAACTTTAAGCTCATCATAGCCCATGCCTTTCCACCCTGTCTTACCTTCTTTATTAAAACCCATACCTTTAGCTAAGTATGTGAGTTTACAACGGCAGTTAACGTGTAGTCCAGATATGGATGGATATTGATCACCATTCTTATAGTAGCCTGTTTGAATTTCAGATAGCTTCCAAAGACGAGGAGTTACTCTGTCAGGTAGCGTATGTAAGATGTATTCGTAGGGTCCAGTTCTATCATCGGAAACTATTATAAAGAAAACAGTCGGATCGTCATCTCCATTACTTGCAGCTACTTTATCAATTTGTAAAGCAGTACCTGTGTTAATACATTTGTTAGTTTCAGCGTTTACAATCATTTTTAGATGATTGGTAGACTTGTCCATTTCTTGCTGAACAATATTTCCAATTGTCTTAAAACTGATTGATTTTTTCTTATTAGTTCGATCTTGACTATAGGCTACAACTTTTTGAGATATGTTCGCTTGAGTTTTATGTTTAAGAGCGTCTAAATACGAGTTAGATGTTTTAACCAATATCTTAAGAACTTCCTCTTCTTTCTTATCTGGTTTTCTATCGCCAAGAGCTTGAAGAAAAAGAGATGTTAAACTAGTTCTAGCTGAAGAGAAAACTATCTTTTTAGATCTACTAAGCTTAGGTATAATACCTAAGAATCTAAGAGCAAACTCATCGAATTGCGTTCCGATGGTTTTCTCTATTTCCTCAATAATTCTTAAAGAGAGACCTTTCATTAGAAATCGATACCTTTTTCTCTAATGAGTTTTTCAATATCTTCAGAGGTTTCTTCAGTCTTAGATCCCCATTTTTTAATTAGGTTATCTACGATAGATTTTTGAGCTGAAACTACCTGTTGACGATTGGACTTCATTCTTTCTTTCTGAGATTTACGAAGAGTAGCGATTTCAGTAACCTTGTTTCTAAGATCGATGACAGAAGGTTTTTCACCTTTCGAAACCATATTCTCAAGTTCAGCTAGGTACTGATCAAGCTCTCCACCTTGTTCTGGCTCACCTTCTTGTCCCATATCTTCTGGAGGCATTTGTCCACCCATAGGCTCTCCGCCAGCCTCTGGTGGCATTCCACCTTCTGCACCCATAGCATTAGGGTCTTGCTGAGCGTTAGGATCTTGTCCCATAGCAGCCTGTTGCATTGCTGCAGCTTCTTGCTGCTGCTGTTGCATTTGAGCCATTTGAGCTTCTTGAGTAGCTTCTTTAAAACCTTGCTCGTAACCAAGACGATATGACACGTCAACCGATTCAAGCATTTTAGCTTTCATTTCTTTGTATTTGGTTCTATAATCAACATTTGACATATATCTCCTATTAATCTTCTTCTAAGTAGTCTGTTAATAACATTTTTAAAATAACCATAGAATCAGGTCTAGATGAAAAATAAGCTCTGCAAGCTGCAGGATTAATTTGCATCAGAGTTTGAATATTACTTGCCCAGAATTGATCTCTTCTGAATCTTAACATAGGATCTACGTGAGCTGCTGGAGAGTTTAACAATTCTCTAGAAATTACGTTCATATCAACATAGGCGTCTAGCTTAGTGTTGAATATTTCATTAAACGGAATGGTTCCTGCTAGATGTGCTCCTAATACAGGTTTATCAACTTCTTCCATTAACTGGTCGTAGTTGTAGTGAATAGGTTGATCTTGCATTAAACGTGCTGATTCTTGTTGTCTTGTTTCAGCGTCGAATCCAGCTAAGGCGACATAGGCAATTTGAGCTAGTTCTGGATCTATCAAAGGCATTAGTCTTTGATTGATAAAATCTTCAAACTTAAGAATCAACGGTCTAATACCAGAATCACGAGCTGCAGTTAGTTTAAATTCATTGTTCGATTCGCTCAATGTTTGAGAGTTTGTCGCACGAGCTAAATAACCATAAGAAGGAAGTTCGTCTGCAGAGATGTTAAAAGCCATAAGGATGTTACGAGACGTGAAATCACTTAAATACTGAAACTCACCGTCTTTCTTATTTGGCTGAGTGCTTACCCAATTTACATCATCGGCTTTACTTACTCCGAAAATAGGAGTTCTAAAAGAGTTAGTTACGTTATTGATAGACGCATTAAACTGCTGTTTAATATCTTCGATTGTAGATTGATCGATTTCATCAGATTTAATAACCAACATACCACGAGCTGCTTTACCATTTGCAAAGTAAAGTTTATTATAAAGCTCAATAGACGTATGGGTAGTTACAGCGTTGATGATTGTATCTAAGATAGTTACAGGGTATCCGTTATGTTCGATATCTGTAGGTTCGATGATATTATGAAAAATCATCTCTTCTTCAGTAAAAGCCTGTCTGGGAATACCTTCTACAACTTGAATATAAGAATATTCATCTTTCTCTACTCTTTTAATATCTAGTTTTTCACCAGCAAGATTTTCAAGAGCTTTGATTGACTGATTTCTAATACCTTGAGCTGCATCGCCTTTTCTAACTGTTTTATAAATAGTACCTGCGTCTACTGGACGGAATCGGTGAAAATTCTTATCGGTGTCTCTAATTACTTCAGTTGTAAAATATGCAAAAGAAATAGCGTTTCTAGTTTGTACGTCTAAGAATTGAGATAGTGTCATTTTTTGACTATCTTTAAGACCTTCGTTACTTCCGCAATTGATTAATAGTTTAGATACAGTGTTTATCCGTTCTTGAATAATAACCATTTGTTCAGGTTCGATATGTTCTTTAAACTCAGGCTTAATATCGATCTCAATACCAATATCAAAACGGTCAGCTCGTGCTCGACCAAACATTGACATCATGTTTCCACGAGTTCTTAAAATACCTGCAATAAGGAAGTTTTGAGTTCTGATTTGCTTAATTACCGAGTTTGGTAATAATCCGCGTTTAATCTTAAAAACACCAGCATAGGTGTCCATTTGATTCGGTTGTTCAGTAAAAGCAAGTCTAGGTACAGCTCTTTTTTTATCCGCAGATCCGATAGCCTGCTTAACCAGATTAGACAACATACTGCCGTTTAAAGCAGTTGCATTTTTAATTACTTGCTCATTCTGGCTTTCTTGAAGAACTTGAATCGAGTCGTATATAATTTTAGGTTTATCTGACATACTACTCCGCAGTCACATAGAATACAGTAGCTGTATCTAAGGATTTATTTTCAATTTCCAAACTGTAGATTGAAGCTGTATTGAGGAACATACCCGGCTTTTGTTTAGTACCAAACTGTATTGGTTCTACTGTATTAGAGATTATACCATTGATTTTAATATTTAACTTCTTATCGGATTCTATATAAACGAATTTCTTCTGATTAGTATAAATATTAAGCTCGGTCTGAATACCTATTTCTTCAGGAAGTGATTTAGAACTGAAAATTTCAATATAATTAGAAGCGACATCTGTTATCTCATACGTACCGTACGATGCAGAGCTGAAAGCTGCAGTTATATCTAGCTTATCACCGATCTGTACACCAGCGGCGCTATAGATTTGAACTTGTGAACTAAAAGTAAGACCTAGTGTGATTGGACCTTCGGCGGCTCCAGCAGAAGACTCTACTGTAAAAGATGTAGAGGTTTTAGAAATTACTTTAAACTTACCTTGGTTTTGAAGGTTAAAAACCCCTCCAATACGTACTTCATCTCCGACTACAACTGAAGTCATGTTCCAGATAGTTCCGCCAGTAGCAGTAAAAATTAGGAGAGGTCCATTTTTAGTTACGGTGACTTGAGTAGTAGCACCTGAAGCGATAGATCTAGGAGTTCTAAATTGAGGAGCTGTACCTGCATTATGAAGGATAATGTATGTATTTGAAGTAGAAGGTTTTAGTGTGATGTCATAAGTTGTTGTATTATCGTCAGATACTGTAGCCATACCAGAAAACAATGACTTAAGCTGGTTTGGAGCTAGTTTGACTGTTTCCGACTTAGGTTCTTTAATTTCAATACCAGCTAAGTCAGTAGTCCATTTGAAATTATTTTGGGAAGGATTGTTAGTTGCATTATCGTCGTTATATCCGTTTAGCGACATCAATATATTAAGTTTACTCATTTTTTCTCCAATTTTTACGGTCTTTTATAAAAGATTACTTTTTTGCGACAAATATTGTTTTTAGGTTGGTTTTTAACCCCAAAATATCTTCTTTTGGGGAATTACCTTAGTTTGTGTCGTTTTTTCGTAGTCAGGAACCAGCTCTTTCATCTTAGTTTTCATAAGTTCTTGATTGGCTTTACCTGCCAATACAGCTAGATCTTGGGGTTGATTTGGAGCTGTTTTAGCCTTATCTACAGAATGATCTATACTGAACATAATTCGACCGTTTCTGTTAAAAAGATTCTGCATAGGATATCTGATAGAATCCATAATATCCGATACGCCGTCTTTATCATGATACGGCTTACCTTCGATTACGTCACCTTTACCGTCGATCGACCATTTATACTCTCTAAAAGCTTGTGAAATTCTTTCCGTAGCTGGTTGTTGAATAACGAAAAACTTCCTAATGTTTGAAACATCTACAATTCTAGATTGCAGCGCCGTGATACCGTCTTCTACAACTTTTTTGAATTCAGGGCATTTGATACCAGCTTTACGTAAAGTGACTAAATAGGCAGGATAGGCTTGTTCCAGATACCATCTAGAAACTCCCCATTTCTCCTGCATTTCTTTAACTGCTTTTACAATATCTTCTAATTCAATACGGTTTTCTAAGAATCCATCGACAATCCAAGCGTCGCCATTAGGTAAGATAGCT